CACCCTCGATAATTTGCAGCACAACGGCCTTGAGGGGTTCAAGAAGAGGGGTTCCAAGAGATTCAGCGAGCACCTGTAGCGATGACAAGAGCTTCTGGATTGACACAGAGAATGAACCGGTAACCGTGTTCGTAAGGTCATCAAGAGCCGTCGTCTGCGTTCGCGTCTTCTCGGTCAACTCCCCAAATTTATCAACATTCTTCGCAAGCGCTAGAGCCGCCGTAGCCTGATGCACCCCGAAAATTGCAGCCGAATCCGCCAGGGTCATCTGAGCATCGCGGAGCGCCTTGAATGTAGCGATAGCGTTAAACGAGCCGTCAGCGTTTTTGACCAGCTCGACGCCCATATTTTTCAGGGCCTCTTGAGCCTGCTTTGTAGGCTTCACGAGGTCAATAAAGATACCGCGGAGGGATGTGCCTGCGATAGTTCCCTTCATACCATTATCAGCGAGCACACCAATTGCGGCCGCAGTTTCCTCAACGCTCAAATTCAGACTTGCCGCGGCAGGCGCGGCGAATTTCATCGCCTCTGTGATGTCACGCAGGCCGGAAGTCGTCTCGTTTGCCACAACCGCAAGGGTATTGGTCGTTTTCGCAGCCGCTTCCGCTTTGAGCCCAAATGGAGTCAGGATGTTGACTACTGCCTCGGCAGTATCAGCAAGCCCCATCTGAGAAGCCGCGGCCAGTTTCAACACAGCATCAGACGAAGCCATAATTTCGTTTGTCTTGTAACCGGCCTTGGCCAAATCCTCCATCGCATTTGCAGCCTGCACGGCTGAGAATTGCGTGGTCGTGCCCAATTCCCGCGCTTTGTCCGCGAGTTGGCCCATAGTCGTGTTCAGGCCGGTCACATTGCCCATGAAATCAGATTGCAGGACCGCTCGCACGCCAGTCACAGCCGCTTCAAAATCAGATGCACCTTTGATAGCAAGCCCGAAGCCTGCCGTCATAGTCGCACCCATGCCAGCCGCAGCTATACCAACGCCCGCCAGGCTCGAAGCAACCTCATCAATACTGACTTTCAGTTTCTTGGCCTGCGCGGACATGTCTATAAAAGAGGTATTTACTGTTTTTGCGGTTTGTTGTGCCTGGTGCGCCATCTCCCCCATCATCTGGTTAATGACCTGGAGTTTCATGGTCGCGGCGTCACGTGCTTGTACGAGTATTTCAAGGGTGTGTCCGGATGTGCCTGCCATGTTTTTGACCCCCATCCGGCTGTTTGCCAGCGGAATAACGTTCTGCGAGGTTTTCTAAGAGGAAAAGGGCTGTCGGCAACGCATACTTTCTAACCTCAGATAGTGGGTGCCCGTGATTTGCCAGCGTCGCACCCACATCTCCGAGAAAGTCCTCCAGCTCTTGCCGTGCCTGTTGACGGGGTGTCAACTCCCCCGGTTTTCTGAACTCGTCCTTTAAGACGGCAACGGGGCGGGCGTTGACATACCCCCGACGGCCCGTAACTCCCCGCCGAGAGCCCGCCATTCCCCCAGGCCGAAGCTCCGTTCAATCACTTCCTTGAGAATCTTTGGGAGCACCGGCAACGGTATCTGCCCGATGGGGATTCGCTTGTTCTTCTCTTCGAGAAACACGCACTGCGTCAGCATCTTTGTGATGTCATCATACGCCGTTTTCAGCGTGCTCCCCCAGTCGCCCTGCTCCAGTGCAGCGATGACCGTATTGATGGTGTCCGCAAACCGCGGAACAACCTCAAACGGTAACGCTGCAATCGTAATTTTCACACCGTTAATGTCAATTTCCCCATCGGGACAGAGTTGTTTCAATTTCGACACAACACACTCTCCTCAAAAGTATTCAATTCACCAGCAACCTAGACGGTTGCTTCAACGACCGTGATGTCAAACAACGGGCTAGTCGAATGATTTGTGGTGTCATCCAGGGCCGCACCAGCGAATCCGAGCACCTTGAACTTGTCCAGCGAAATCCACGGGACATCACCATCAGGAGTCAGACTGCACCGCCAACAGTTGAAAATCTGATTCTCACCGGACGCATTGTCAGTGACGAACCGGACAGCCCATTCCTGGTCCGCAGCCTGAGCACCGTGAATCGTGTGGTCAGATATCTCGCCCATCGCATGGATAGAAATGTTTTTAATGGTAAACTCGTCCAGCACGAACTTGAAATTGCAGCCAGTTTTCGTGACCGTGCGCTTGTCGATGGTCATCGTCTGGCCACGAGTATTCTCGTGTTCTACCGTAACGGAACTGACGGAATACGAAAACGAGGACATATTGCCCGCGTCGAAATAATCAGCCTCTTCTGGAGGCGTAGCCCCATCCCAGGGAGCCAGATACAAAATACCGCCACCCATCGAATACGCTTCAACGCTATGGGAAGTCAGGAGTGCCATTGTTCAATTCCTCCGTATCAATTAAGGATTCAACCTGTTTTACTAATTACGCGGCTACTGACCGCATGAATGCTTAGCTTCTGCTCTCGATGTAATGTATTTTGAACTGAACGCCTTGCATCAAGACATGATTGCCTTGCTCACCATAAATCATTGCGCTAGTCGCCAACTCCTGAACAAAGCCTTTCTGTCCTGTTATTTTCCCGATAGCTCCTCCCGTTGAGTGCATAGCTGTCTTTACCTTTCCCCTCAACGCATCAAGCTCGCCAGGAGCAGCATTTTTGCTGCTTCCCGTCAGAAACATCCACAATTCAACAGTCCATTCGCGCTTGTATCCTCTTCTACTGAGAGCCTCTCCTGGCTCGTCAATCACATCCACAATAAACACAGCCGGGTATTTCGTGATATCGCCCATCTCCTCAAGATTGCGCTCGACAAGCCCAATCCCCTCTATTGCCCACAGTCGGGATTGAAGGTCAGCTATGATGCTTTCGCGTTCAGCCACAATTACCTCGGGAAGCTCTTTTGAATTTCACGGATGACCTGACTTGTAAATTTACCGACAAGCTCTTGGTCAGTAAGCAATGGACCAATGATGCCACCAACTGCACGACTCGAATAAATGCCACCCTGAGCTGCTACCGTGCGGGGACTAATCTGCATTGCCCCACCGGAACCTAAACCGTATCGAGGCTTCCCTACCCCCCTGAATTTCCCCTCTTCGAGCACGCCTGCGTATGGGGTATCAGTCCACACTGAAACGTAGCCGTCGCCTTTCTCAGATTGCCACGATTTCTTCATCGCACCTGACGCCACATAACGCACCTGTGAAACGCCCTTCACTCTTTTAGCGCCTTTCGGTTTCCCTTTGCGCTTAATGCCTACCGGCGTATCACGTTGAATCCTCACATGCAGAGTTCTAAGCACCTGTTCCAACGCCGAATTGATAACCTGCGGGTGCCTGTCGATATACCGACGAAGCCCGTCGAGCCCAGTAATCCTGAACACGAAAGGGCTGTCTGCGCTGCCAGTTGTAATCTCGTCGGCCATTACCCACCCGCCACAGTCACGGAATAGACAAACATGAAATCGTCAGTTCCCTTGATAGCCAGTTCTTGCGAACCATGCACGATTACGTCATTGCTGCCCGGCATAAACGTCATGTCGCTTACGCGTATCAGGTAAACTGAATCGCCAACCTGCACACCAGGAACATTGCTTTTCTCGACTGTTTTCTGGCTATGCTTTGACCGAATCGCTGTCACGGCAGTCTGTGTCTCGTCCGTGACATTCTGCTCCAGTTCATCGTCCCAGTGCGTTTCCCCACGCTGCACAACCGTCACAGCACAATTGAACCCATCATCGCTGAATAAATCGCTGAGCACCTTATTGACTGGGCCGGTTATGCGTGAGCTGATTTTCATTAGTCCACCTGCTCAAGCAAATCAGGCCGCTCGTCAGCTCCAAACCCACGGAACTGAGACATGAGCTCAACTGCCTTCAAATACACGACCCAATCACCGACCTGCAAAAACTCTAGAATTGCATCACTCGGCTTCCGCAGGGCATCCGATGCGAAAGTAACCCCAAGGAACCCACCAAGCGACAGGCTTTTTATTTCCGGGCTATCAATGCCCTGTCCTGGGTCGCTCATGTTCACGATGCCGCGGTGAACACCGAACCATGCGAGATACGTCTGAATCTCTTTCACCGCGTCAAGCATTACAGTCGTATCTGCCTGAAAGGACCGCGGGAAGCACAAAGCTTGATTCGTATAGACCCGGTATCCTTTCCACGGAAGGAAGGCCATCAACTGCGCAGCAAGTATCAGCCGTTGCGCTTTCGGCCCATCTCCCTCGTATTCTATGTCATCCCACCCTGACGTATCGAAGGGAGCATCGGCAAGTATCGCGTCAGCTTCCTCTACTGTCGCAAACGAGTTTGAGAGGCTCCCCCCTACTGTGGTGACAATCGTTGCCATGTGCCCCATGTAAGCTGAATGCCAAGGGCATTCTCGATTTCTTCGTTCTTCTCGATTGGCAATGTGGGGGGAAGCTCAACAGGTACAGCCTGCGCAACTACCCCCGGCGCGGGATCCCCTGAACTTGTCCCACCGGTTACAATTTCGAGCAACGGAGAACCGTCCGGATATGTATATTTGAGCAGAGCTTCAACCGCAGCCTCGGGGATATCGTCACGGGTCACCCCGCCAACGAATGCCCAGACTCGGTTTAGAGCGCCAACATTACGCTGGCGCTCGTCTGCCCGAACAAGTCGCAATGAAACCACGTCAACCCCCGGTTACACCGTGGTAATGGAAAGCAGAGCATCAAGGCCCTTATAGTAAACGGCCGCTTCGGCTTCCCGGTATTTCACGTCGCCATACATGCGCAGGCCGTAAATCCAGATACCAGCGCTCGGCTCGGTGTCCATGTACGGGATGACATCGTTGTTCACGACGCCCCAGACACAGTTATGCCGGTTGGTCATCAGGAACGAACCATCAGGCATAGACGGCAATTCCCACATAAGGATGCCATTCCAGAAGCTTTTCTGTGTCCCGTCAACGATTCGGATGTCACCCAGACCGGTCTGTCTCGTGGTGATATACTTGTTGTACGCCGCCAGGACATCAGAGGCGCAATATATACGCATATTGGCCTTGTCCCTGCGATACTTGGCCTCGATGGTCAAAAACGCCTGGAAGAAAGCGTCGTCAGTGACCTTCTGAGTGTTGCTCGTCATATCAATGACATTCCCACTCGGAACCTGCTCGATAAGGCCATCGAAAACGTCAGTCAACAGATAGCCTGCACCGGAGACGGCAGTAACAACCGCGATTTCCTGGTCGAGAGCGAACTGCACAGCCATTTTCGTTCTGGCATAGTTGTCCAGGTTGTCACGAATCAAAATTGCGAGCCGCTGCTTTTCCGTAACGGAAATCTCGCACTGAAGCAACTGCGCATCCAGTTCAACTTTGGAGGCGACGAGAGCGCCCCGCTGTTCAGCAGTAGCCGCAATTCCCTCACGGCCCTTGAAGGTAATGGAACCTCCAAACTCATAGCTCTCCAGCTTCGCCTTCAGGGCGGTCATCGGCTGAAAATCAATATCAGCCAAAAGGGTCGGTTGGTCGCGTACGAGGTCAAAAAATTCACTGAACTGCTGGTCGTTCAGCGCACCGGCAGTCGCGAGGTTCGTGCTGTCCATAGCCGCCTTGGCTACATCAACATTGTTCGGGCGAGCCATTGTAGTAATTCCTCCGTATCAATTTCGTTCAAACCGTTTCGGTATCAATTTCGGTTCAGCAATTCACAGAGCGCAGGCTGTAATTCAGCCTTACGCCTTGCGCAGTCCACTCCAAACGCCGTCAAACGTGCTCTTCTGCTTGCCGTTGGCAACAACATTCGGGTCACCGACCGGCGCAGTTGCGCTCACGTTGTGGGAAATCTTCTCGACCGTTTGAGTCATCGCCTTCAGTTCGTCCTGAAGGCCCTTGATGACCTCGGAATGGTCGGGCACTTCAGGCGGGGTGACGTCCTCGGTCTTCGTCTCTACCGCGGCCACCTTTTCGGACAGCGCTTTGACGTCGCTGCACAGCTCGGTGACGATAGCAGCGAGGTCCGTAACGCCCTTGACTACCGTGCTGAGAGACTCAGGCGGGCTCGTGTCAGCGGGCTTGTCGGCCTTCAGTTTCTCAATTACTTTCTCAGCAACGGTAGCCACCAGCGAAGCGCTGGTGGCCTTGATTCTCTCGTCCGTAAAGACAGTCAATTCCTCTTTAGTCACTGTTCTATCCTCCATGAGGTATTTCGATTCTGCGCGGCCACACCGCGACGTTATTCGTCCAGCTCAATTACGTGGGCATCGGGCTCGATATCTAGAAAGGCCGGTTCATCAACACCGGCAGACTCGACAGACTTCTCGACCTTTGCTACAGTCTGCGTGCCGATTGTCGGAAGAATCCCCTGCATGAAATCCCAGAAGTTACTCAACGCCCCCATGACAATCTGTGTGCGTTTCGCAGGGTTCGCAGCATTCTGATTCAACGCTCCCCACATGATGTCCTGGAATCTCCACAACTCCTCAGAGATGAGGTTACCAACGGTCGGACCATAGCCATCAGGGATAATCTGTTGAAGAGGGCTCGCCTTTGCAACCGGCTGTTTGCCAGCCCACACGACAGCCTTTGCGACTACGGTCTTATGCTCAGGTTTCACGTCTCCCCAGACCACAAGCCCTCCGGTATCACCGAGCTTGTCTGCACTCAGGCTGTCAGGAGTGAACACGTCTTTGTCGAGCTGCGCATATTTCGTGCAACCGCCGTATTTCACGGTCTTACTCACAGTCATATCCGCGAGCCACGCAAACTCTGGGTTTGCTATCAACTCCTCCCATTCCTGAGTATCAGGGAGAATTATGCTTTCGATTATTTGTCCAGGCATGCCGTCCTCCGGTGTTGCCGTTTTGTCGATATGATGAATCGGTGTCCAGTTAGCGCCCTTGGGCACCTGTGAAATGAACTCAACATCAATGTCCTCCAGGAACGTTACAACCGTCGTGACGGTTTCGTATGTAGTCTCCAGGGCCATGGCTATGCCTCGGCTTTTGGAACAATCTTCATGCCGTGTGCATGCCCAAAAGCCATTCCTGTCTTTGTCCCTGGTCCCCCCACTTCGTGAGCATGGCCAAAAGTTTCCTTCGTTTTTCCTGGGAGGATGTTCGCGTCCGCGTCATAAAACAGCATTGCCTCGTGGTCATGTATTGGCAGCGGCCCGTCATCATTCGATAGCTCGACCGTGCCCACCGACTTGACTGGATGCTTCATCACAACAGGCTTTTTCACACTGAAGGCACTCCCCCCCCAACTCACCGCCCCTAGCTCGCCCTTAAGCCAGGCGCTCTTAAGTTCTGGGTCAGATACCTGAATCGCTACCGCCCAATTTTCGGGAGGAAACCAAGGGTGGCCTTCAGGAACCCAGTAGGACTCGATAATGAGTGACCCTGTAGGGGTCTCATCGTGCAAGAAGTCAACATTCTTAGTGCGGGCCTCAGCCATGAAATTTACCATGGCCGCATACATCGCTTCCGGAGTGGCCGCCTCTTTCTGCGTGTCGAGCTGCATGGGAGGGTAAACGAGGGTATAGACCGTGATGGGCTTATCCTCTGCCGCATCCCCCTTGACAATCACAATAGGCTTGTCGAACGTGCTTAACAACGTGCCCCCGTGGAGCAATGAAACGAAATAACAATTCTCGAACTCAACAGGCCCAAACGGGCCATCAGTAATTCCGACCGCTACGAGCATACCCAGACGAGCAATTCACAATCCGTCGAGCAATCAATTACGAGTCAAGTCGCAAAAACTTGACCTCTGCCCGTAGCACTTCCCCCGTTACATCAGTTTTGCTTATGATGCAAGTTTTTTGTGAAGAAAGTTTGAGGTTGGCACGATTTGACAAACTCCCGAAACTATGCAAGGAAAGGAGCATACCGGAATATCCGGTCGAGCTGACAGCCCACAGGATAAGTTTTTCTTATGACCAAACAGACAAATCGAGACGGAAACGGGGGGGGCTCTCCCCAGAAAAAAGATATTCCCGATAGGGTGACTGAGGTCCTCACGTCACGCATTAGAGCAATTACGGCCCCCCCGGATAAACCAGGGGCTCACCTGTGCATCAATGAGCTGACAGACGCTCAATTGATGAAAGCCTGGACCCTGCATAGCCAGAAACGACCGACCGAACAAATAGCTGAAATGTGCATAGTTGATTGGGGGCGCTGCCTGAAGTATGAGAAAAAACAGGTTGCCGCAGCATTCCGCAAATTGTTCAAGCGCCTCACTACGTTCAATGACGTAGCATCGGTAGAATTGTCCTTGACCCGGAAAAGGGTCGCCGCTGAACAGGAACGAGTCAAGGAAGCGAAGGCCAATCTCATGGCCATACAACAGGACATCGAGAAGCATTTCAATCCGCTCCGCGAAATGGCCACGCTCGCGCTAATCCTCAAAGAACGCCTCATCGAGATGCGAGCGGAAGAGAAGGCAGGCATCCCACAATTTTCCAACTGGAATGAACGATTCGAGAGCGCAAGCGAGAAATACCGGCAAGTCATCAAAGAGGCTGCCAACATAGCCGATTTGATGGGGCTATACAAAGGAGAGAGGGAAGAGAATTTAGGAGTCAAAGAGCTTCACCTCCACTTAAGCCAGCAAATTACGAACCCCCCGGCCATAAAGGCCGTCAGTCAAAATTTCCTCGCGGAATTAAAAAGCCTGGCTACAACCAAAATTACTACCGACGGCCAGCTTATTCCTATCGAAGCACAGGGAGCAATTGATGCAAACGAGCCCCCCATCGACATCACTCCAATCGAAAGCAGGACCGCAACAGGCAGTTGAGCTCATCCCGATAGATAAGGCTGTATGGTCGCTCCGTAACTTCTGCGACGAGCAGAGCCTTCCCAATCAGGATTTGCAAACCCTTCTCCTGTGGTTGAATTCTGCCCCTACAATCGAGAGTGGAGGGGAGACGTACGTCAGACTCGACACGTTGACGGATATCTTCCGAAACTTCATCAAATACCTGGAGAGCGGAGACCCTACCGCCCTTGTAGAGCAGCGCGGGTGGAAATCCGGCAAGCTAGTTGACGTCATCGAATTCATCGAAAGCAAAGAATATGTCGGCAGTCTGATTCGCGTTTGGCCTGGAGTCAAAGACAACCTCTGGCAAATTTGGAGAGACTGGGATGTTGAAACGAGAAAATACGAGATTCTTCTGACTGGTGCTATCCGTACCGGGAAATCAATGACGACTCAGCTCTGCCTGGAATATTGCGCGTATCTGTTCTCGCAACTCTATAATCCGTTCGTTGAATTTGACCTCTCTCCGGGCCGTAAAATCGTCATCGTGCTCCAAAGCACGACCCAGGAAAAAGCCGAAAGAATCTTAATGGGGCCTATGAAAGCAGACTTTGACGCGAGTCCCTACTTCAACCGGCATTTCCGCAGAAATAAGGATATCAACTCGAAAATCATCTTCCCCGGTGACTTCGAGGTCGTGACAGTTACCGCAACAGATACCTCCGCATACGGTGAAAACGTTTTCAGTGTGGCAGTCACAGAAGCGAATGCTATGGCCGTGGTCAAGCATTCTACTAAATTGCGATATTCAAATAAGCAAGAATACAACCAAGCTCGCGAATTGTGGAACGCAGTGAGGGAAAGGGTTGTTGCAACGTTCCCTCAACATCTGCCCATGAATTTCGGGAAATTGCTACTTGATTCCAGCACGGAGAATCCCGAAGACTTCACGCATCAGCTCATCGAAGAGACAAAGGGGGACCCCCACGTTCTCGTCATCCACAAAACTATCTATGACGCCCAGCCAGAAAGCAAATTCCCGAGGAACGAGCCCAGATTTCCGGTCGAGATTGGAGACAACCACCACGCCAGCCGTCTCCTCGAATGGGAGCTTGATGCGGGAGGAAAGAGGGTCATCAAAGAGGCCAGAGATAACGCAGAGATTGAATGGGTGCCTGACCAACTGTTACGATTTTTCAAAGCAGATATTGAAACAGCCCTTAAGCGATTCTGCGGCATAGTCACCGCGGTAACCGGAGCATTCCTGCCGTTCAAAGACAAAATCGACAAGGCCCAGGTCGAGCATGCAAAATTTACCGGACGGCAATCGTTGTTCCTGACGGAAGAGATTTCATTTCTTGACATGTTTGGGAGAAGGGAGCCCGGGGAGCCTGTCGATTGGGAGCGGCTTATCAACTACAAATATATTGACGAGTGCATCCTCGACAAGCAGGTCCCTTTTTCAATGAGAATTGACCTTTCAGCTACAGAAGATGCCACAGGCTTCGCTATCAGCCGTATTATCGGGTACAAAATGGTTGGTGAGAGCACGGTATGGAACGACAAAACCGAGCAATTCGAGCAAGCGACCGACCAGCAACTCCCCATTTTTATGACCGATGGCCTCTTACGCATTGTAGCGATACAGGGCGAAGAGATTGACCCAGACCTCGTGGCTGGTCTTGGGATTGCCCTGCAAAATACTGGGCTGAATATCAAATGGGGCACCGGTGATACAGCAGAGAGCACAAGGGCCGTGCTCATCGCCTGGAAACGCCACAAAATCTACTGCGATTTCCTCTCGGTCGATACCGACCTGCGCGCTTACATGGAGGCGAAGTCGGCCATCCGTGAGGAACGGTGGCTATTTCCACCCCACGATACCGCAGACAAGGAATTCAAGGGAGTGAGGAAGGTCACAAAAAACGGGAAAAGCAAGATTGACCACCCAGATACAGCCACAGGGAGCAAGGACGTTGCCGATGCTGCCGTCGGTTCAATCTTTGTGCTGCACCTGAAAGAACGCCTTTATCGTGACCAGGGGGTTCAAGGCACGAAAGGGCCCCGCGGACGAGAGGGGGTCCCCACGCCGGGAGACTACGACCAATCTGCTCAGCGCGGGATGACTCGACGCGGGTCAATCGTGCGGTCAGGGCAGGGGAAAAACAGGCTTGAGCGGAGATTGAGAATCGTCGCGTAGGATTTGACAGGAGAGACGGAAGAGGGTATCAAAGGGGCATGATTGACCCCCCGCCCGTATTCCCTTACGGATTCGTGATATTCAGGCCAAGGATGGCCTGGTACGCTATCCCAACTTCTGACAGCATTTACAACCAGCCTCCGTCGCATAATACTGAACCGACACATCCCCAGGAGGCCCAAAGAGACAGGACGAGGCAATATAATAAATTCCGGCCTCGCTCTGGTCCGCTATCGGAGGAACCGCCCTAGCGCCCACGGGCGCGAGAGCAACAAATACTGTCGTATTCACTAAGAACCTCGGGGATATGTGGCGCAACTCCGCTTTAGGAAGAGCGCCACTTTCAGTTTGAAACGGTAGAAAGGTTTCATAGTTTGTGCCCCGGGACCGGCCAAAAGTCCTTGATTGCAAAGAATGCTCCACATCGGTTGCATTTCACACGCAGCCTCAACTTAGTGCCGATGTAATAATCATCGCGCTTCAAGGTTCCCGTACATTCCGGACACCTCGGTCGTACCCCAATGACCCCCTCTTCAGAGGGGAGCCGTCGCAGGAACTCTGGGTTCGTTTGTCGCAAAATCTTTGATTCACGCATTACTCTTTGCTCCTCATTAATCCTTCCCCGGCCACTTCACCACATCACAGGCCACGGCAAACAAGAACCCCCCCACGATGACCACTCCAAACACGCCGCCACCGATGACTGTCCAGAAGTCGAACGACTTGTTCCACACGATTGCCAGGAGCGCGCCGCCGATAGCGCCCCACACGAAATACTTCCACGTGAGAGCGAGCACCGCCTTGTCGTTCGGTGACAAGTCAACCCTGTCCTTCACCAACCCCTCCAGCTTCTTGACCATGGTAAGTCCCCCTGTTGATGTTCGTTTTCTGATTAGACGCCGAGCGTCATGATTTGTTTAATCTGGGTTCACAAGCTCAGTCCATATCCTAACGGCATTCCGAAACGGCCCCCAGGTCGGACAGTCGGCATATTCCATCTCGATACTGACAACCTTCTGGGCTAACTCAAGGGCCATTACCATGTTGCCGTCTCGAACCGCATTGATTGCCTCACGGGCTGTCTCTTCAGCAAGAGCAGCGTCTTCCTCAACACCCCAGAGAAATTTTGCAGCCTTAGCCCATGCTTCCTCGTTTTCGGGATCGTTGTCGCCCCTCTCTTCAGCCTCATCGCCGCTCATCCCATCAAGTTCCTCGATATAGTCCTCTCCTGTAGGCCAATCACAACCTGTCCATGCGCCACTTGCTGAAAAATATTCTTCCTCAATCTTATCCAGAGCCTGCTTTATATCCATGGTTAATCCCTTTCCTCGTTTATCCCCTCCCCGAAACTGCCTCGGGCCGAGCGTGGGGAACGCAGATGGGAAGCCCGGAGCAATTCGGGGGAGGGGAAGGGGTTAATTTTGAAGCATCTCTCCATATCCAAGCACCAGAAGCCAGTTCGGTCGCGGACAGGTCCACCATTTCTGCATAAAGTGGGGCTTCTCCCTCATGAGGAAGTGCCGCAACATAATGAACAAACTCCTTTCCCTGAAGTCTTCAGCACCAAGAGCTTTGGTGTAATCCCATTCCCGCGGCTCCGAAGTCCTTGACCAGTAGTTGCAATAGAGCCCCTCTTTGGTCAAATCCGGAATAACCTCTTTGACGCAGTTCCAACAGAGCATATTCAGGGTTGTAGGGCAACCACGTGCTAACAACCCCCCACACTTCGGGCACCAAAAATAGCCCATTAGAAGGTCTACATTGACGAGGCCGCTTGGGTAGTGAAACCGTATGTAATCAAGTTCCTCTTTGGTTAGAACTCGTCCGTGTTTCATAGCACCTCTCACGCAATCATACTTGCGATTTTGCCCTGTGTGTCCCGTTCCCGGTCCACGTAAATCATCAGCGTCTTCAGGTCGGCATGGCGTGAGAAGTCCAGCACTTCCTCGATTCCCATACCGGCGCGTTGTGCAGCCTTAACCGCTTCCGTAACCGCGAGGTGGCGCAGGCCATGCGGTCTTGTCTCGACGCCAACCTTGCGCCCCAGGTCACGCACGAGCTTGTAGACGGCCGTGCTAGACAGCCGCCCACTCCCCTGTTTGGCGTGGTCGCAATTGGTGAAGAGCGGGCCGTTCACGACCCCCCTCACGTCGAGCCATGCCTTCAACGCGTCGAGCGTCGGCCGCGGGAGGGTCAACCGCTGTTTCTCGTCGCACCCCTTGCCGAGCACGTTGACCGTGCCCTTCTCAATGTCCACGTCGGCAACGTCGAGGGCGCATAGCTCCCCCCGTCGCAGCCCAATGTCATGAAGCAGGCACAGGATGGCCTTATCACGCACTGACTTCACCGTGGCCTTACCATCTACCTCAGCCAACATCTTCCGGTAGTGATATTTCCCCGGGCCGCTCGTATCCTTATACTCCCTCGTCTTGAGGCCCTGCACTTCGAGCCCCCACGTAATCCACCCAGCCATCCGGGCGAACTTGGTCAGGCTGCGGAGAGTCGCAAGCCGCCGGTTGATGGTCGTGGCCTGCAAGCCCCTCTCCTGCATGTTGGCACGGTAGTTGAGAGCTATCAGGTTCGCGTTACCCGCACCAGATGCCAGGAACCGCTCAACCGCGTCTTTCTCGTCCATGCGCAGGAATGCCGCAAAATCCGTCACGTCTTGGCGGTAGGCCATTATCGTTGTCTGTTTGCGCGCTCCGAGGAACGCGGCGAGGACGTCATCACGCGCGGCAGGTTGCCACGGGGTCAAGGAAGTGTCCATATTCATACCCTCCCGGGATTGATTGCGGTTTCGTCCAGCGTTAGGACTCTTCAGCACGGCTGCTACCGCGGACCGAGGGGCACGAGGCCCCCTGTTTGGGTTATCTCTGTCGCAGCATTATTTCAGCGTGAACCTCCTCCCGCAGATACGCCGGACAGGTAAACCAAAGCCAGGCATGCAGGTTTGTCTCGTTATCCTCCCGACCATCGCGTTCGAGGTCGGTGAAATACTGCATCGCCAATGCTATAATCTCTGTTTGCTCCGTCATGCCGCCACCTCACCGAAAAAATGCGAGCGAGCTTCATCAGCCGTGAACGCAGGCCGACTCTCGAATCCCTCGATTGCTCGCTCCATAACGGCTACAGTATCTCCCAGAGCATACGGATAGTCGATACGTTGCGCGTTGGGGGTCACAAACTCACTCATCCCGTGATCGGTTGGCCTCGTAATTTGAATCGTGCATCCTGGGTCCCGTAGCACAATGATGCCACCACGGTTGATACGCACGCGCACGTGTGCTCGCTGATACTCGCATGGGTGGCTATACCAGCCTCTTCCCGTCATCGGATTCATAGGGCCATTTTCTCTGAGTTGGTAACCTCGGGAAACCAACCACGCTACCAATGCGTCATTCCTTTCACTCATCGCCATTTGACTGTCTCCCCTCTATTTTTCGTGGACATTCGTTGAAAGCCCCCTGCACCACGTCAAGGTCGTCCACCCGCAGGAGTGACGGCTTCGCACCGTCAGGCGGTCAAGCTGCACCGCTAAGCTCGGATGTTTTGTTCAGGGTTTCACTGACCGCCGGACACCCGTCGAACCGTCCGACCACTTATCCGGTTTCCCAACCGGTGGAGGCGTGTCGTTTGCCCCAAGCAAGTTTTTTACACGGGCCGTTAAGCACCGTTGACAAGCGCCTGCTCTACAGCGCCCATGAGATTGGCACCCCAGAGGGTGAGCCCCCACGCCACGACAAGGCTCTCAGGTTGTAGGGGAAGCGCCCAAGAGGGCGCCGCTTAATCATTTCAATTCTTCTGGGTTTGTGTAATCAAGCAAGCCGGAATTCCGCATCCATTGTGACCATTCATTCAACTGCTCTAAAGATGCCCTCCATGGCCATCCTATTTCAGCCATAAACTCCTCAACCTCAAGAAAACTCTGCTGCTTGTGAGCCTCGATTTCTTTGTCTTGAAGTTTCATGAAAAGCTTGTATGGTATCGCCATCTTACCCTCTATCGCCGCCTCTCTACAGCTCGTCAATAATCTTACGTCAGATTGCATTCCGTTCCCAATCTTTCCGCAGTTCCGTCGCCAACATGTGCTCGTAAGTGAGTCGAGCATACACCCCGCTCAACAGCCGGTCAAACTCATCACCGTCCAGCGCTTCTGCTGGCACGTCGAGCTTGAAGCCGTCGGGATAGGTGATTATGAAATCATCACCGTGGCGGTCACGGTTGATGTAGATGTCCTGGGAAGTGTCTTGTCGCACAAAGTCTGTCATTGTCCTGTCCTTTCTTCTTTTGAATCCACTCACCATCCCCGAGCGAGGCCGAAGCCCCGCCCAGGTTGAAGCAGTGGATTGTTTGTCAACACCCGATGCGCTTAGCTACTTGCAGCCTCCCCGTGGTTCCTGCATTTTTCATCATCCATTCCGCCCAATCAAGCGCTGTCTCGCCTTGCTCAGCTCGCCATTTATTTGGTGAAGGCTGGGCCGTCAAGCTGTCCCTGACGTCTTCATCAGACAGCCTCTCTTTGGCAAGAGCAATGCGCTCATCTGCTCGCTCGTTCCGTTTCTGGGTCCTAAGCCTTGCCAGTTCTCGCTTCATGGGGTCATAAAGCCCTATATCCCCAACCTTCCTGATACACTCATTGCCAACCTTAAACCGTTTGCCATCGGCATCTTCCACCCAACAGCACTCAGCTATAGCATGAAAACAGTAATCACAGGATGCGCCCGGCTTCTTTGGGCCTCCAGGATATGCCACGAACCATTTCTCTTCGATATTCACGAACCGGAAAGGAGCCCTTCCCAGGCCAGCAGCTTCAAATTCGTGCATTGTGAGTCTCCTTTATAGTTTTGATTGCATCTTCACACCATCCCCGCCCCGAAGGCTTCGAGGCAGGATAAGTTGAAGATTGTTATTTGTTGTTCGTTTCTCCTTTCTCTCTTCCGTCTCAACCAGGTTTCCTCTCGTTCCCTGGCCTGTCCCCTTCTGCTCACCAGGTCTTCGGGGTCGTGCCTCTCGCTGGCGTTTCGGGGTCGCCGGACTCTTACCGGCTTTCGTTTTCCTGGGTTCGCTCTCGGCGGTTCGTTTTTTTGTCTTTCGTTCCCCTTTCCTCGTTTCTTGCCTATTATATATGCACGCGGCGTGCCAATATTTATATTATTCGCGCCTCTTTTTTTGAGCCCTGTAACATATTGTTTTGTTGTATTTTCTGAATCAGCCCAAAAAGTTATCAACAGGCAAGCCGAAAGTTATCAACAGGCTATCCGCGCACTTCTTTCACACCCCTGCGCGATATTTTCGCACCGAGGCTATACTAATGATATTACCGGTATTTTTCTGTACCAAAATTGAGCATTTTGGAGGGGGTGCGAAAAATCTTCACGCCTGTTGATAGATTCGGGGAGGTTGAGGCAAAAATCGACCGCGCAACACAAACTTAGAGAAAAAAAACGGAAGTTTATACTTGACAAACGCACCGAACGGGGGGATAATGGGGGCATCGATAAGGAATTGAGGTGCTGCCATGAAAGACGAAAACCTGAATTTAGTGACTCTGGCAAAGGCTTTTGCGGACGAAGACGAGGCCCGCGCATTCGTTGAATCGAAAAGATGGCCGAACGGTCCAGTATGCCCCCGCTGCGGTAGCACCAAGGCATACGCGCTCACCCCGAAGGAAGGGTCAAAGAAGCCAGTAAGAAAAGGCGTTTATTGCTGCGCTAGTTGCCGCCGTCAGTTCACCGTCCGTATTGGCACCATCTTTGAAGACTCTCACATCCCTCTCAACAAATGGCTCATGGCTTTCCATCTGATGTCCAGCTCCAAAAAAGGTATCAGCTCAATGCAGTTGCACCGCGAGCTTGGCATCACCCTGAAGTCCGCCTGGTTTTTGAGCCATCGTATTCGAGAAGCGATGACCGAGCGTGGGGACAGAGG